CCTGCTAGAGAAAGAAATTTGTTTGTAGTATCAAAAACAGCCGGAACGACCGCTGATTGAGACCAATAAGGCGAGTTGTATGCCACTTGCGGCAGTGTATCCCAAGTGCTGACATTAGGCAACGAACCCATCTGATCCCACGTAATTTGTCCTGTAACAGACTGTGCAGCGCATTCAATCGACATATCCGCGCGACCGAATTTGCCTGTCACATAGTTGTAAACAAGACACATATCTGGAATACCGGTCGTATTCTGCATGGAGCAGAAGTACCAGTAGATCAGAAAGTGCATCGTGTCCTTGAAGGACTGCACTTGCGCCTGATACAACGGAGACCAATTCGAACGCAGCCAGCTATTGACTTCATTGCCAATCGGTACTGGTCGAGTTCCATCAAACGAGTACACTTGTGCATCGCTGCCCAAAAATACGAGGCTTGTACCAACGTTTACTACACATTCCTGACAGGGCGTGCCGATTTGTGGCGAAATCAGGTTCATCGCCCAGATGACAGGCGGTCCCTGATACGATCCATAAAACATCGAAGCCTTTTTGAACACGACAATGTTGGTTCCCAACTGCCGTCCGGCCGTAATCGGCCCCGGTGTATCGACAATGACGCCGCGGGCACACTGAGTAGCCTGAGCCGGTGTCCAGTTCGTCTGATCGTAAAGACCAGAACACCACCAGCCATTCGGATTATTACCATAAGTCGAATCAACTGTATCGAATAGGAAAACGAAGCCAGCAACCACTTCAATAATCGACCCAACGGGAGAGTTAGCCACAGGTGCGAAATCACCTGCACTGATCGACTGTTGAAGTGGATCGGCACCATTGACTGCTAGCGAAGCATTGCCAAATTGTGCGAAACGCCACGGGTTTTGACCACCTTTGTAGCCTCCAACAGTGGCTGAAACATTAATGTTTGAGTCGTTTTCAATTTCCCATAGGTCTGTAGCATCGCCTGCGAATGTTCGATAACTTCCGCTTAGAAGTTCGCAAATAGCCGCGCCAGTGACAGGCTTCGGCATGACCGGATTGCCATACGCTACAGGCGATGCAGCGCCTTTCATACCGCGCATTGTTGGTACCAAATTGACACAATTAAGAACAGCACCCGGCGTGGTGGGGTCGATGCTAGGCGTAAAGCCCATAAACGGAATGGTATTGGACATTTAGCCCGCTCGAATGGTCAGTGGACCTTCCTGGTATTGTGACTTTTCGCTGTCGCTGATCTTACTGGCAATAGCGATATCGCGCAGCGTTTGCCATTGAGTTGCGCGCACATCATCGCGCATATACACGCCAGCATTGTACAGCGCGCCGTACAAGTACGTCGATGGACTATCTTCCAACAGCCAGTTCGATACGTTGATATCGCTTAAAGGTTCAAGAACAACGTAATAATCGATTTGGCAAATGAGACCAAGCTGCGGCTCATTAATGACGATATTGTTACCGATAATTTGTGCCGTGTTATACTGGTAATAAGGCGAGCCATTAGCGTATGCACCGTTGAAGTCAGCAGGAAAATATTCCATTCTGACTCCATTATACCATGCATTGATAATTCTTTTCCAGTCGCTTGGTAGCGGTGTCACGTTTTGGTTCGGTTTGAAAATGTAGCTATCGCGACGAGCGCGAGTATACACGTTATCGTCAAACCATTCTTCGGCCAGACTGATGAAGGTCGGGATCAAGTTATTCAAATCCTGTCGCTTCATGTACTGCGCCATGAGAGACTGCAGTTGGCTGTAGTTCTCAATGATGATAGGGGGCGACGCAGCCATTTAGACCTCCCCAGGTGTCACACGAAATGCACTCAGTGCTGGATCGTTACATAATGCTTTCATATGCTTCTTGTCAGACCAAAACTCGGCCCACGTGATACCTTTGTCGAAGCAATACTTCTCAATAACGATACCAGGAATCAGTGCTTTCAACTGCATTTCATCCGTGCCCTGCATGGTTTCCTGTTGTTTCAACAACTCGAGTTCGTCCCAAAAATCGTTGGCGAATTCGACGTGATGAACCACGACCGTTTCCTCTTTGTCGGGGTTGCTGATGAAATCGGTCGTGTTTTTCATGATTAGCTCGTTGTAGCTGTCGCCGGTGCAGCCGCTTTCGAGGTACTAGCACCCTTGAGCATAGCGATAATTTCTTGTTTGGAATACGTGTCCAGAATACCCGGATGCGTTTGAAGTGCAGCGATAACGCCTTCAGGGGTGCTCAAATCCGGTTCCGATGCCGTAGGTGCCGCTGCTTGATTCGGATCACCCCACCCCAACGTGCGCCCCATTGTTGATGGGTCCACAGACGGATTCATGGCCGGTTGATCGTCGGTGTGCGGTCCTTTCTGTTTTTCATCGGCTGCGGTTTCGGGCGGCGAGTCAGCAGCAGCAGCAGTCTTCGAAAACGGCGTTTTGGTTGCCATAACAACCTCCTAATGGTTACCTAGTTTCCGGTTCGCCGCAGCCCGTATTTTGGACGCCGCAGCGGGCGACAATTTGCCTTTTGCTACCATTTGAGTTGCTCGCGCCTTGGCATTCGCCGCATGCGCCTTATCCGGTATCGGGTAGCTTCTACCTGGACCTGCGAAAGTACTGGAAGGCAACGCATTACGCTTTGCGGTAGTCAGCTTAGCCATGCTATACTCCAATCTCCCCACAGGAGGAAATATGTTTACTATCAAGCCAACAATCGGCCGCAAAGTATGGTTTTTCGTTGGTGACGACCACCAGGAAATGAACGTCGAATCCAACGACCAACCGCTAGACGCCACCGTTATCTTCGTTCACAACGATACTCACGTCAATCTGTTCATTCTTGACCACATGGGACACCAGCACTTCGCCAGCAACGTCGAACTTGTGCAACCCGGCGAATATGCCCCCACCAGAGGTAGTTATGCGACTTGGATGGATTACCAAGTCGATCAGGCTCGAAAGAACCAAGTCTACGAAGACACAAAAGTACCACGCCCACGCTCCAACGGCGACGAAGTCCACGAACAAGACTAGCCGCTGTTTCCGATCCTTCCTGACGCAGCAAATGTACTCGACGCCGTGGCAGTCTTGCCGCTACCATCCGCAGCCGTAGCTGTCACGGTTACAACCTCAGCCACAGTATCCGTCAACGATACAGTCGCCTGACCCGTTGTCGAATTCGTGCTGGTAGTTTGTGTTGCCGTGTAAGCAGTGGACGAATCAAGCGAAATGTTCAAGTTCACTTGCATAGGATTACCCTTCTGATCCTGTGCGGTGAACGTCACATTGTTCATCGTCGTGCCATCCGGCGCAGCACCATCAACCGTGGGCTGACCGTTCAATGTGGTCAAAACTGGATTGTACGGCCCATCGCCGAATGCGTACCACTTACCCAAAATTTTCTGGTAATAGGCACCTGAATTCACATCGACGCCGATCTGACCGAGCATACCGATTGAGTTATCGGACGGTGGGCCATCGAACGGCACAATGGGCTGAAAACTGTTGATCGGATATGCTGCGGGCATGGTAACTCCTACGTGTTCGAGTAGTGATTACCGAGTTTGCGACCCACATTACCTTTAATGCCGGGCATACGCGGCGGCTTGGCAGGTTTTGTGGACCCTTGCATACTCGGCATGTCCGGTGAAGAACCTGGTAGCTTTGCAGGCTTCGCAGCCGTCAGCATTGGCGACTTCACCGAACCCGGTGCCGCCACATTAGGGAGCTTGGGCGGCTTCGTACCTGAAAAGCCAGCCATAACGCCCCCTATGTGTTGGAGTAGTGGTTACCGAGCTTTTTACCACTACCCACGCCGCTAACGTCTTGACCGGATTTTGCACCCGGTGCGCCGGACACTTTGTCCGCTTTGCCGCCACCGACTTGTGGCGGTGGGCTATAACCCTTGCCACTAGTGCCGGTGCTACCCGTATTGGGCGACTTTTTCGCTTTCACGTTCTGCTCCTTTGGACCGAAGTCCTTCGCCGCACCCTTGGCTTGCGTATATACAGACGCATCCTTGATGCTACCGATGGTGTACTTGCCACCGGCGTTTCCACCACCTCTTGGCATGATAACCTCTCGAAAAAAGCCCGGTTTGGCTGTCCCGTCCTCACCGGGTGGACCTAGCTACCGCCATAATCAGTTCAGGTCACGGATTTGCGCGCTCGACGCTTCGTTGCGGGCTTCCAATGTACCTTCGTACACGATCTGCCAGTTGCGAGCATCACCGGTTTGGGCCAGTTCGGTCTTCTCGAACCCGCGCAGCGTGGCAAGTGCCCACATGGCCGTATCGATGCAATACACCGACTTGTCCGGGGTCACTTGGGCCGCAAGCACGCGATTCGGAATCATAGCCACATTGCCGAAGTCGCTAGCATACACGGCGTAAGCCGTTTGCAAGATGGCAGTCTTGCCGTTGCCTTCGACTTCTTGCATACGCGTTGCATTGCCGCTGAATGCGCTCGACAGCACCTTGTCGGACGGCCGCATATGGACTTGCGTCACATTGCCACCCGCCGTATAGGCGTCCATCAGAGCGGTCTTGAGCATCGGTTCGGTGAATGCTACAGCCGTACCTGCTACCGGCGGCGTATTCGTGGGCGGGACCGGAGCGCTGGAACCTGCGCCGCCGACGAAGTTGGTTGCACACCACCCGCCGACGCCGCGCAGCGTGCGCGCCACCGTTGTCGAGCCAGCAACACTGGTCGTATTGGACAAACTGGCCGCTTCGACGTCTTTCTTCAGTTCGACGGACTTCTTCGCCGACAGACGCGCAACTTCCTTCGGACCTGCTTTCTTCACCGCTTCCTGCGTATTGGACACAGAAAATGTATCTTTGATGATCTGAGTGCGGTTGCCGATCCGTGTAGTCGGCGTCTGAGCGTTAAATACCGCATCCGCGCCTTCAACCGAAGCGTTCTGCGCGTTAGGAGCACGCAGTGCATCCGTTTGCCACTCATGATACACCCCGTCGCAGCCAGTCTTGGCGATGGCTGAGGTAAACGGGGTATCCGACGGGGAAATCATGAACACTTTGTCGATCAAGTCTTCACGATTGCCCACCGTCGTGTAGGTTGTTACTGTATTTGCAGGCATGATGCCCCCATGTGGATACCTGACTAGCTTTCAAAGAAAGCAGCCAACGTGTTCACACCTGGGTTCTGTTTGAAGGCTTTGTCCGCCTTTTGAAGTCTCGCGACTTCCTTCGTTGCGGACGTCGGAACACCTCTCCCAGCACCCGGACGCTCGACCCGCGCAGCGACTTGCTGGTTCTTCTTGACACCAGCGGTTCGCGCAGCGGCCTGTTTAGCCAACGCTCTGTCATAGAGCATAGCCTTACGGGCGATCAGCACAACCTTAGCCGTATCGATCTGCGCCCGCATTTCGGGTGGCACACCTTGATCGGAAAGGTACTGATCCAACTCCCGAGCGCCCTGACTAGCTTTTTGAGGGTCCGACCATTCAGGTATCGCTTGGATAAGAAGTGCTTTCTGTTCCTGAGCGAACTGAGTCATCGATGCCTGTCTAGCTTCCGCATCACGGCGTTGCAACTCCGTCTGAATCGCGCGTGCCTGGTTCAACTCGGTTTGCTTGGTTTCCCAAGTGTGCCGTTGACGCACATACTCAGTCGGATTTTCCTCCAGCAACTTAGCCCAATCGGGCTGTTGAGTCTGCATAAACTGTTGAGACTGCTGGATATAGTACTCGAGTACTTGTCCCAACTGTTTCTCGCGTTCCGGCAGGATAGCCAACTTCTGTTCGGCGTCCTTTCGAATCGCGGCGGCTTCTTCGAACTTCTTGTTAGCTCCCGCATATTTCTGTGCGTCAGCTTTCAATTGTCCGAAAGTCGTTTGGACTGATGCACCATCAATGTTCAATACAACGATGGTTTCGTCCTTGATCGCTCCGGTATCTTGTGGAGCCTCGGCGTTCAAGTCTAGTTCTAACTCTTCGTCTCCTACAGGTACTTCTTCACCAACTTGTACTTCTTCACCTTCCGGCGTTTCGACAACAACTTCAGTCTCGATCTGTTGGCCTTCCTGATCTACTTCAACTTCGTCTGGATTGCCGTCAGCCGGGTTCAGAAAGAAGTCTTCGAGTTCAGGTTCAGCGCCCGCTTGTGGGGTAGCTGCGACAGTATCGGCCATGATGGACTCCTAAAAATATAATGCATGTTACTCTTTTTTTCCACCTTTACTGCTAGGCGGGGGTCTTTGTTTTGCAATCTTCTCTTGTGACTGCAACTGTTGATCCTGCATATCGGATTCGTGTTCATGCTGCGCCTGTTGCATATCAGCCTCATGCTGCCGCTGTGCATTGGCTTCTTGTGCATCAGCATCTTGTTGCTGCATTTGTTGTGCAAACGCAGCCGGAATCGAAATCCGACGACCATTAATGTCTTGCAAGATGATTTGTTCACCCATACCAGCAGTTTGAGCGTCAACACCGGCTTTCATAGCCGCAGCCTGTAGATTCGACGCTTGTTGGACGTAGAATTTCTCGCGTTCCCATGCTTGTTGTTGAGCAAATTGGTCTTTCTGACGCTGGTCGAGCAGATTTTCCTTGAAAACTTCCATTTGCATACGGTTTTGAGCATCACGTTGGTCATTTACCGCTTGAGCCTGCATTTTCTGCTGTTCCATCTGCATATCATCTTGATGTTTTTGCTGTTCAAGCTGTTGCTGACCTTGAACCGCCATCATCTGCGGATTTGGCGGTTGCGGGAACTGTTGTCCGGGCTGCGGCGGTTGAAAATACTGAGCCGGATCACCGCGTTGCATCGCACGAACAAGGTCAGACAGCGAATTGTACATATTTGCAGGCGTTACAAGGCCGCCCGCGATGGCTTGCTGCTGAACCCCAAGCAGTTGCAAAATCATTGCGATCATTGCAGCTTGGTCGCCTGTTCCAAGCCCAACTGTGCACTTCATCGTATATTTATTGTGCCAAACTCGCGGATCAACGTCCACAAATGACCCGTTCAATTCGAAGGCCATAGCCTTGTCCTGGTGCCGCATAAGCGTTTTCTGCACCAATTCACACAAATCCTTGACACCACCTTCACCAAACAGCCGTGCGATCAGCTTAACTCGCATATCCGCGCGCTGAGTAATGCGAGCGAGACCACTAGCAGTATGATTAAGAGTATCGGCATCCATCCCTTGAGTATATTTCGTAACACCACTCTTCTCTTGCGCCGCCGAGTCCAGGTATTCGAGTAACTGGTAGCCACCTTGCGCATCGGCCATCCCCTGTTGTAATACACCAACGGCATTTGCAGACTTCACACGCACAACGCCGCCGGGGCGATTAGTAAGCAAATCGTTGATATTGACTTGTGATTCAATAGCCCAAGTGCGACCGTTGATCTGAACATTCATGTTGTCGACCAGAGAGCGCAAAACTCCCGTTTTTGCCAGTTGCATCGGCATTTCGAGGTCGGCAATCGAACGTCCGTAGAAAAGACCCGGGATTGGCACCGGGCAAAGCGCCGCGAACGGTGGCCCATCAACCACCACATTTTCCAGTAGTGCGTTACCAGCACGGACTATTTTGCGCCACTCACTGATTCCATCACCATCCGCGTCGATCGGTAGGTAACACTCGTATAACCACACGAGTCGCATGGACCCATCACCGTAATCATCGAACTGCGACGGCTTGTAGACCGTCTGCAAAGACTCCCGTGCAAATAACAGAGCGGAATTGTCGACATTCAACGCGTCTGGATCACTCGAAACCTGGTCGAGGTCAATACCATCAACCAAATCGCCATATTTGACACGCAGATCGCTAATGGTCTTGCGCACGCGGTGGGCGCAGAAACCATCACTGATCCGCTTACTACGTTCATCGATCAGAAAGTCTTCAGGATTCATCGACTCGATAGCCACATGTCCTGATTTTTTACTGCGAGTTACAACCACATTGTGCAACTGCGGTAAAGTTTCCACATTGATCGGCTGTGGAGGTTTTGGCGGTTGCATGGCTGGCCCCTGTGGAGCACCCGGAGGCGCTGCACCCGGAGTTCCAGGTGGGCGTGGGCCACCCGCT